AACAGTGCAAGGTAATTGTATGGTTTGACCGCCACCATACACATAAAAAGTATCAACACCCATCCAGTAAACAGCGTCTTCTACCGCAATAGCAGAAGAAGGACTCATAATGGTTATGTTCTTTGATAGTTCTTGCAAACCAAAAGTAAATGGAGGACCTATAAATTTCATAGCGTGTAATGTTTTATTTGTAAAAACAAGCAACTGTTGCTTCGTTTCAACAGCTTGAACAAAGGTCGATCCACCACCAAGTCTTAAATCACCAGCTGTGTTTGTGGCAGTCGGAAACCAATCTAATGGATTTTCTTGTGATGAAAATCTAATTAACAACGGATCTTGTACCCCGTCTCCATCAGAGGATGCTAAATTAGCACCAAAGCCATCACACCCAAAAGCAATAACGTGTCTATCTTGGTCAGAAACTAGAACTTGTTTAGCTCTTTGTGGAATACTTGTTTTTGTACCAGCAAGAGTGTTTAGTTTTACTGCCCTTCCGCTCAATCCATTTGTTCTATCCCAATAATAAATAGCACCATCTCTTGGGTTAATTATTAAATCTTCACCAAAGTTATCATGNGACCANAATCTGATCTGTGCACCGGGAACCGTGATCGATGCTGCACTACCCCATCCTACAAAGTCATCTGTAGGAAGAGCATTACCTGTGGCTAATCTAACCAATGATCCGTTGTCATGTGTTGCAGCGGTTGTGCCACTATGTCCACGGGTCACTGTCATTGTATTATCATCAGCAGAAGCTGTGATAAGCATTAATTCATTATCAATTAAAATAACATCGCCTTCTGTGGTCATGCCTGTTTCATCAATAACATCAACGCCTGTCTCACTTGCATCGAGAGCTTCATTTAAAGTTGTTGATAAAGCACCATTAGTTGTACCACTCCATTGTCCTGCACCCCAACCAGTACCACCTACGGTCACATCTAGACCTGTGTTTAACTGATAAGCTCCAACAACACTAGAACCACCATTACCTGTATCAGAAGCATTGGCTGCAATGGCAGAAGTAATTGTATATGAATTAGAACTTACAACAGAAACAATTTTATATTCTTTATTAAGAACGGCAGCTGTTATATTACCACCTAAACTCACAGCACCAGAGAAAGTTACGAAATCATTTTCGTTAGCACCATGTGCTGGATCTGAAACAGTTATTGTTGTTGAACCATTTGTAGCTGAAAAGGTTACATCCCCTGCACTGGTTGTGGCTCTAATAGGTGTAATATCATTAAAGCCTTGACCTTCTTCAATATAATATTTTAATTGTGTGCCTATACCTAAAAGATCGGCTCCATCTAATGTTACCCAGTTATGTAAACGTCTTGCGGAACCTTCAAATGTTTCTGTAGTATATTTAGTCCAGCCTCCTATTTTTTCTGGAAAACCAAATCTAAATCTTACTTTATCACCATCAACATACCCACCTTCATTACTTTCAGATGTTATGTCTGATACAACCCCTGGTTTAAATTTTAATTTAGTAATAGGCATTATGCTGTGTTCCCTGCTACTTTCCATTATTTGTTAGTGTAACATTACTTATGCCATTAATATAGTTACCTGCTGCACCACCAGATTGTGCGGATGTTCCATTTGTTGGAGCGGTAGAAGGAAAAGTAATCGATGTTCCCGATCCATTGCCACCACTAACACCATTCGATCCTGCTTGACCTAGTGCACCACCATTACCACCTGCACCTCCAGCACCTGCGTTAGTGCCACCCGCTGCACCACCAGAAGAACCACTACCAGCAGCAGAATTATAACTGGCTCCTGCACCACCATTACCTCCTGCACCACCAGAAGTAAGGGTATTTACATTAAGACTAAAATTAAAATCAAAGTTATTATAATATAAGTTAGTGCCACCACCTATATTACTTAGATAACCACACAAATAATATGTTGTACTTGCGTTCAAGTTCATTGTTTGACCACCTGTATAAGTGCCACCACCTTGACCTTGACTAGCAGAAGTATTACTTGTGCTTATATTTATTTGAGGACTTCCATATCCAGAACCATAAGTCGAGGTTAATGTAGCACTTGTTAGGGTGTATGTACCAGTTGTTCCTAATTGAAAAGAACAATAAAAAGGACCTCTATTGGCAAGTGATCCTCTAAAAGAGGATGAAGTTGTAAAAAATCCCCAGCTATTATTAACTCTTCCCGATTGTAATGCATTTAAATTTACACCACACCATTTTCTGTCACCAACAACACCTTGACCATTTAAGTCATTACTGCCTCCATATCCAGGTTTTGATCCTGCATCAAACCAAGAGGGAGCATCGTTGTTGGGTGTGTTTCCACCACCATAAGGCGTTCCACCTTCATCAACAAAATTGTTTAAAGAAGCATCTGCAGCGACAACACCATTACCACCAGTGCCTCCATTACCACCGCCTCCACCACCAGATTTAAGATTACCATTGTTAACTATATTACAAGTAGTACCTACAAATATAGAATCACCACCAGTACCTCCACCAGCTGCTCCACCTTTACCATAGATATTACCATTATTTGTTATAGTAATATCTCCCGTACCACCAGACGGAACATTGATAGCATAACCACTAGTGCTTGTTGCTCCTACAGTAACGCCAGAGTTAACAACTATAAACTTAGGNTAATCAAGAGTGAAATCATCACCAAATATAGTGGATGCATTTTGATTGGTNGTNTCAGAAGCTANNGTAAACTGAAAACCTATNCCNGCNCCATAGTAATCATCNANAGATAAAGCACCACTTNTAGGNACACCAGAGGCTAAATGTGTGGCAGTATTNTTTCCAGCTTTGGCTTTNATCTTGGTTCCTTGACGATAATAATCACCCATAGAAACAGGTGTATTACTCCCTGGACTAAATTCATCCCGAATGTCTGAAAGACTTATTGTTCCAGAACCAGTTAACGCCATTAGATTGATCCGAAAGCTGTAATATTTCCAGTTACAGTTAAATTACCACTGCTATCTAATTTAAATTTGTTTGTTCCTTGATAGGCAATTCTTAAAGTCCCAGCCGATTCAGTAATTGTATAATCTCCTAAATCAACTGTTGTCGCATTCATTGTCGCTGTTGTCATAGATGTTGTAGCCGTAACCGCTGTGTCCGCAGCTAAAGTACCTGTTACAGAAGCACCCGTAGCAGATGTCGCTAACTTTGCACTATTATTATGATAAAGAGTTACCGCTCCATCATCAGCAAAGGTAGCCATTGTTTCTGCACCGTCTGTACCTCCAAGTATATCAACTTGAGTTCCAAGCAATCTTAAATTACCTGTTCCATTATCTCTTATATAAGAATGAGAGCCATCATGGTATATTTGAAGATCGTTACCTGCTCCAAACTGAAGTGTGTCATCCGTACCTGTTGTTGATGAATCACCAAAGTTTATATTCTTACCATTTGTATCTAAGTTACCTCCTAATTGTGGAGATGTATCACCTAAAACATCTGTAGATATATTTCCTACGTTAGCATTTGATCCTGTTCCATCAGCATACACAATCGCTGAAGTACCTGTTGCCATACTAACCGTGGTTCCCGAACCACCGCCCTGTAATATAGTGGCAGTTTGTCCAGTGTTATTACTTACAAAATACCATTTTTGTTGGTCGTTAGGATCTATGGTTAGATTAAAAGCACCAGAGGGTGTACCTGTTAACAATAATACTTTGTGGTGACCATTTGAAACTGTACCATCGTCTGTAGTTAATGTTGTATTTCCAGATATAGTTAATGTAAGAACACCATTCAATGCATCATCGATAATATCGAAGTTTGTATTGGTTGTTGTTCCCCAGGTTCCCGCTTGTTCACCAGAACCTATTTTCTCTATACCTGTGTTTGATGTATATGTGCTTGCCATAGTTACCTCATTCTACCTCTATCTCTGTCCATATTTCTGACCCAGACGGAGTTACTGTTGTCCATGTCTCTGTGCCACTTGGTGTAATGGCTGTATAAATCTCTGGAGTTGCACCTGCATTTATCTCTTCAAACAACAATTCTCCAAGTGAGTCTTGAGAAAAATTAAAGTCTTTGGTAGCAACACCTGACCTTATCATAATAGCATTTGATGTTTTTGTAAATGCAGACTCGATATCCGCTGAGTCTTCTTTAACTATGTTAGCAGCAGATGTTTCTGTAAAATTAAAGTCAATATCTGAATTAGCACCAGCACTTATAAATATACCTGTTGATGTTTGAGTGGCAGTTGCACTTATAGACGAGACACCAGACATGATACCCACACCTGCATTTGCAGATGATGCAATACCACTCATTTCGGACACACCTACTAATACAATACCTTGATCCGATATAGAAAATTCAGATAGAGCGGATGCACCTAACATTAGTCAGCATCCTGTATTGTGTTGCCTTCAGCTACCCATTCTTGAATTGCTTGGTAGTGTCTGTTAGCAGGGTCTAGTGGCACGGACATAGACTTACCATCTATAGTTACAGAAATTGAATCATTTTCAGTGCTTGCATTAGTTCTAATATATCTTGCATTTGTAATGTTCATAATCTCTCCTATAACTCTGAGTCAAATTGTATAAATAAAAACTGTTCTGGTGTGTAACCATAAACACGAACTTCACCACCATCAAGACTAGACTGACCATGTGACCATCCACTTATCCACATAGAACCACCTTGTGGTGTTACCTGACCAACAGAACCATCATTGCTTAAATCATTTCTATCAAACTCTTGAGCGTTATTATTATTATATCTGTACGTCATATCAGTGGTGGCACTACTCCAATCAACGGATGGAGTTACCCTCATTTCTGGTGAAAATCTAAAAAGCAGAGCGAGTTCTGCTGTAGAAGGTGCATAAACATGAGCAATAGTTTTATTTGCTCCACCACCAAATTTTTGAAAATATCTTTTACAAAGTTCTAGTTCTTCTGCGTAGGTTCTATGCTCAAATGGTGTGGCTTGTGAGCCTACTTCTAGTTGGACTCCAGTTAGAAAAAAGTTGTTATCTGTACTACTAAAAAAACTATCACCTCCTACAAATCTATTTGCGTCTGTTCTATTTTGCCATGAAGTGTTTAGTGTGCCACTAGTAAAATTAGAACCTCCATGAAGCCAAAAATTAACTGCAAGACTTGCTCCATTGTCATCATCTAATGGACTTGACCCATCATCTGTATCAGCATCAAATATCATTTCATGTCTTACCCAATCTGTGGTGGTTGCATAAGATTTTGCTATTATTCTACCATTATCATAATCTTGTATCTCTGCGACCAAATTTAAAGCAGAACTTGCCTTTACATAAAAACTTAAAGTAACTTGTTTTGCTCCTGTCACACCTTTGTTTAATAATTGTACATCTTGTCCTTCCAAACTTTGAGCTATATATAAAAATTCATTTGATGCAATAGAGGTATCTGCTGTAGTACAATCAAGTTTTAAACACTTAGCAAACCCAGTAGGGCCATCAGAAATTTGTGACATTGTAAATCTACCTGCTGAATTTCCAAGTTCTGCTTTCCATCTATCACAAGTAAAATATCCTGCCGAAGCACCAACTCCAGTAACACTCGTTCCCCTCTGTGCCACTTGCATCGCACCGTTGATGATGAGATTCCTTCGCCCACCAATCTGACTATTGGTTAGGACTTCACCCATCTTTGCTAATTCTGCTGCTTTTGTCATGCTAAGTCTCCAATAATTTGCAAACCCAATCCTGTTCCAGATGCAAGATCATCAAAAGTTCCACCAGTTGTTATTAAAGCAAAAGCTGCACTTGTAGTGGTTAAACCTCCATCAGTAGAATATTCTCCCACTACTCTGTTATATGCTCCACCAGTAGCAGTATAAGTTGCATTTAACATATTATTTGAAAAAGTAATTTCTGGTCTGCCTGTTGCATTGTCCGTTGTAGAACTTACATTAAAATTATCTATTAAAGTAAAGCCTGTACCTGTAATATAGCTCCAAGCCTTCGCTGTACCCTGATTAACTGTACTCATTGCAGTAGAGTTACCACTACTTGCATCTGTTAATGTGTTTACTCTTAATATACTAGCCATTATGCGAGGTCTCCTGTTGCAACCGAACTAATGTTCTCGCTGTCTTTTGTAGTAAAATCTTGTTCTACTGTAATAAGTACATGAAGTCCTGTACTAAAAGATGAGTTTTCATTTCTTGATATATTTTTTATTTGAGCAGAGCTTTCTCTATAATTTGACATGGCAACGACACAATGATTTGCAACACCCATATTATTAGTATAATTTACAGTAACATTACCAGTTCCATTATCTGTGTAAGATGCAACATTAAATGTATCTTTTGCTGTAGGTGTGCCACTATCATGTGATAAAGAAGAAAATACCTTCGCCAACCCTTGTTGCAGATTAGTTGTTGTACTATTGCCTTCACCTGTAACAAGTATAGAACCTGCTGTGGTTACACCTGTAAATTTATCTACTTTAAGTTCACTTGCCATTATGCTAGGTCTCCATGTCCTGAAATACAAGTTCTGTCAACATCCGAACCTGCACCTT